ATCAGACGATGATGCTGCAACAAAGAGCTACGTAGATGGGGTTGCTCAAGGCTTATCAGCTAAAGATTCTGTTAGAGCAGCAACAACTGTTGACGGAACTCTAGCGTCAGCATTTGCAAATAGTCAAGCTATTGATGGAGTTACATTAGCAACAGGTGACAGAATCCTTCTAAAGAATCAAACATCTGGACCAGAAAACGGTGTGTATACTGTTAATGCTTCAGGCGCACCGACTAGATCAGTTGATTTCGATGAGAATGCAGAAGTAGCTAAAGGTGCATTTATCTTCGTAGAAGAAGGAACGACAAATGCAGATGCAGGCTTTGTACTAACAACTGACGGTTCTATTACCTTGGACACAACATCACTTGCATTTACACAGTTTAGTGGCGCAGGAAATATTACTGCAGGTGATGCTTTAGAAAAGAGTGGTAATGCTCTTAGCGTTAAAGTAGACAATAGTTCAATTGAAGTTGAAGTTAGTTCTGACGCACTTCGTGTTAAAGCAACAGGAATCACAAGCGCTATGTTGGCAGGTTCTATTGCCAACTCAAAACTAAATCAATTAACCACAGCAAACAAAGTTGCGCTTTCATCGCTTGATTTAGACGGCGGAACAGATATTGGTGCTGATCTTGTTGACGCTGACCTTGTTGTTGTAGACGACGGAGCTGGCGGGACAAATCGTAAATCTGCACTTTCAAGAATGAAGAAATATGTTTTCTCTTCAGTAAGTGGTGATGCAACGGCTTCTGACACAGGCGCATTAACAATAGCTTCCGGCGCAGTTGAGACTGCAATGGTAAATGCAAATGTTTTGACCGGACAAACTGCTGAAACATCTATCGCTGATGACGATTTGGTTTTGGTTTATGACACATCAGCAACAGCTTTGAGAAAGATGACCAAGGCAAACTTTGTTAGTGGTCTAAGCGGTGCAACAGCAGCTGATGACATCACTACAGGCGATGCAGCAGTAACTATTGCGACATCAGCAGGTAACATTACCTTAGATGCACAAGGTAGTAATAAAGATATTATCTTCAAGGGAACAGATGGCGGTGTTGATACAACGTTCTTAACATTATATGGTTCTGATGCAGGTACAGCAGTCTTTAATCATGATATTAAATTAGATTCAGACAATGCAAAATTATTTTTTGGTGATAATAATGAAGTTTACTTTGAGCATGTACATGATACTGGATTAAATCTTTGGTTAACAGGCGCAGGTACAGACGAACCAAAACTTACGTTAAAGAGTTCAGGAGATGTTGCTAGAGGACCGCAGCTTGAATTTTATCATTTCCCAGCAAATGGTGGAAATGGCGATATTATTGGTTCTTTAGACTTTCTTGGGAAAGCAGGAAGTGGTGTTTTGTATTCTTACTGTGATGTAAGAGGAACTATTAATAATGTTGCCACCGGGGACTTCAGAGGGGAGCTTGATTTCAGGGTTCTTCGTGGCGCTTCTAACTCTATGGGGACAGCACTTTCAATTATAGGTAATGCCTCAGGTGGTTCAACTGTTGACATATCAGATCACGATGGTTCTGCTGAAGGCTTGAAACTCGGTGGAACACTAGTAACAGCAACAGCAGCAGAGCTAAACATATTAGATGACGTGACTGCGACAACTGCAGAGATTAATTTACTTGATGGCGGAACATCTGTTGGGTCTTCAATAACTGTAGCAGATGCTGACGGTGTTATTATTAATGATGCAGGTACAATGAAGACAATTCCTGCTTCTGATCTTAAAACATATATCGGCGCTGGCGCTGCTGATGATTTGACAACTGGCGATGCAGCAGTAACTATTGCGACATCAGCAGGAAATATTACGATTGATGCTCAAGGTAATGATACAGACATTATCTTCAAGGGAACAGATGGCTCTGCTGATATTACAATGCTTACACTTGATGGTTCTGAAGCAGGTGATGCGACATTTAATAGAAACGTTACAGTGACAGGCGACATTATCCTTGATGACGGTGGATCTATTAAAGAAGCTGGTGGTACTGCAGCAATAACAATTGATGCCTCTGGTGAAGTGACTAAGATTGGTCAAGATTCTCCTTCAGACGGTCAGGTATTAACTTGGGACAACTCAAACTCTAAAGTAGTTTGGTCTGCTGCTAGTGGTGGTAGTAGTCTTCCTCCAGAAGTAAAAGCACAGACAACATCAAGCTTTACAGTTTCTCTTACGCCGTCAAATGCTTCAAACTTTAACGCTCTTGAAGTTATTTATGCAGTAAGTAACGGTAGTACAGCAGTTACAGCAACTCTACCGACAGCAGCAAGTATTGAAGGTAAAAAGGTTCACGTCAAACGTTTAGGAACAGCTAACGTTACTGTTGATGGTTATAGTTCTGAGACAATCGACGGATCAACGACATTTGTATTGACAACACAATACAGCGCAGTAACAATGATATCAGACGGTACTAATTGGCTGATAATATGATCGTCTGGCACAGCAAATTGATGTGTGTTAGGCTGTATAGCTCAATATGATTTAATACTAATATAAACAGCTTTTATTAAACACGCATCAATCTGGTTACTTTAATATTAAATTTATAAATTTGACTCACTTTTATCATAATAATTTTAAAAGTAGACGTTTCTTATTCTGAAATAATAGTGAAAAGATTGTGGGTGGCATCATAAACAGTTGATACACTATTTGATTGTGTATTAAACAAATAACATAATCTTTTTAAAATTTAATTGTTTAAAGGAAGATTATGTTTAAAAGCCCGTTTGAAGAAAAAAAAGATTTGATTGTCGTTTCTGACGCTTTCTTGCAACAATATGCAGGAGGTGCAGAAATGACTCTTGAAAGTTTTTTGGATGTTACTAGAGAAAAATATAACATTCATAAGATTAATTGTAGTGATTTGACTTTAGATGTTTTTAATCAAATTATGAGTAATTTTAAGAATGCAAAATGGTTGTTTGGAAATATAGGAAATATTTCTGCTAATATTTTAAATATGGTAATTTTCAGAGTTAAGAACTATGATGTTATAGAATGTGACTATAAATATTGTATGTATAGATCTGAAGAACTTCATAAGTTTAAAGAGGGTGTAAACTGTAATTGTCATACAAATCTTCAGCTCACACATATTATTTCAAACTTCTACAGTAAAGCTAAAAGAATTTTCTGGATGTCAGATCAGCAAAAAGAAATTACAAATAATAAAATTCGTATTACGTGTAACAACCAGATAACTCTGAGTTCTGTTTTTGAAAAAACACATATAAACTATATAAAAAATCTAAAAGACAATACAGAGTTAAAACGGAGCAATAAATTTATAATACTTAAAAGTCCATCTTGGGTAAAAGGCTATGATCAAGCTTTTGATTATTGTAAAAAGAATAATATTGAATATGAAGAAGTCTGGAACCTTGAATATAGTGAATTATTAAAAAAGCTTAGGACTTCTAAAGGTCTTGTTTATTTGCCTAATGGCAGAGATACTTGCCCAAGGCTTGTAATAGAAGCAAAGCTTTTAGGTTGCGAACTAATTTTAAATAATAATGTCCAACATAAAGATGAAGAATGGTTTAAAAATTCAGACGCAATATACGAAAATCTATATAATAAATTAAATTTAATAAAGGAAATATTTTAATTTTATGAGTACTATATCTAGTTATACACAAACTTATAATTGTATTTCACAAGACTTTCCTTTTGAGGAATGCATAACGTCATTACTAGGTTTCAGTGATGAAGTAATTGTTGTTGATGCATATTCAAATGATGGGACTTGGGAAAGATTAAATGAAATAGCTCAAGCTGAAAGTAGAATCAAGCTATTCCAAAGTCAGGAAAATAGTCAAGGTGTAAGCACTCTTACGCAATCACCCAAGGCATATGCTAGATCTTTGTGCACTGGTGACTGGTGTTGGCAAATGGATATCGATGAAATTGTACATGAAAAAGATTATCAAAGAATTAAAAACTTAATTAACGAAGTTAATTTGCCTGAAGGCGTTGATATTTTATGTTTACCTATTGTAGAATATTGGGGTCCTCACGGTAAAGTTAGAGTTGACATTAATCCGTGGAAATGGCGATTAAGTAGAAATAAACCTCATATTACTCATGGTGTAAGAAAAGATTTACGTCAATATGACGAAGATGGAAATCTAATATCATCAGGAGGTTCTGATGCTGACGATTATATACATAAAGAAACATTTGAGCAACTTCCAGTTGCATCATTTATGACTAGTCAAATTGAAACTGCAAGGCAAAAAGCGCATTATCATTTAGATGTATATGATTATCAGATTATTGTCAGTGATATTGTTGATAAGTTACCTACGTTACACCATTATTCTTGGTATTCTATTAAACGTAAGATAAATGATTATAAATTGTTATGGGGTAGACACTGGAAAGAATTGTTTGGCAAAGACGGTTCAGATACAGCTGAAAATAATATAATGTTTGATAAACCTTGGTCTGAAGTAACTGATGAAGATATGAATACTTTGGCAGATAGATACGAAAAAGAACTTGGAGGTTGGATTTTTCATAATCCTGTTGATTGGGATAATACTACACCTTGGATTAACAGAACTTGGACTCACCCAGAAGTCATGAATAATTGGATGAGTGATAAAGAAAGATAAATGAACAAATCAAAGCCTCAAGTATCAGTAATTATTCCTATACATAACGGTGAAAAAACTCTAGAAAGAAGTTTAAAATCAGTTATAAATCAAACTTATCGAGATTTTGAAGTCATTACTGTGTTAAATAATTGTTCTGATAATTCTGAAAATATTTGTAAAAAATTCAATACAAAGATATTACATTGTAATGAGCAAGGAATAGTTCCAGCTTTGAATACTGGTCTATTAAATGCACAAGGCAAATATATTGCTAGACAAGATGCTGATGATTATTGGTATCCAGAAAAACTAGAAAAACAGGTTAATTTTATGATAGATAATCCTGATATTGATATTTTAGGTACTCAAATTAGAATTTTAGATAAAAATTTAAATGCAAGCAAAAATCAAGAAAAAAGGCCTTTAGACAATATTAGTATTAAAAATTGTTTATTAAATGCAATGAATGTAATTGCACACCCTTCTGTTTTATTTAAAAAATCTATTTTTCTTAGAACTGGTTTTTATTCTGATTTATATCCTTTTGCCGAAGATTATGAGCTTTGGTTAAAGTCTATAAAATTTTTCAATTTTTCAAATTTACCTGATATTTTAGTAGATTATACTTTAACACATAATCCTAAATACAGTCCAGAAATTCATAAAATTGTTTGTTTAAATTACAACATACTATATAATAAGATAGAAAAATATGATTACATTCACAAACTTAGGAAATCAAGGTAGACTTGGAAATCAAATGTTTCAATATTCAATGCTAATTGGTGTAGCAAATAGACTTAAAACAAACATTTATATTGAAAATAAAAATATTAGTCTTTTTAATACATTTGATATTATTAATTCACCTGAACAACCACAGCTTAATAAATATAAAAACATGTTTATTTTTAAAGAATCAGGTTATCATTTTAACAACAGTATACTAAATATTGACAAGAAATTAGTTGAAAATAATATTATTGATTTTTTTGGATATTTCCAGTCACAAAAATACTGGTCTAAATTTAAGGAAGAAATTTTTAATAATTTTAAGTTTAAAGAAAAAGTTACAAATAAAAAATATAAATTTAACACAGATTCTTTAAACGAATTTTGTGCAATACACGTTAGAAGAGGTGATTATCTTGAAAAGCAAGATTGTCATCCTGTGCAATCAATTGATTACTATCGTCAAGGTATTAAAATAATAAATAACAAATTTAATTGTAAAAAAATTATAATTTTTAGTGATGATATTTCTTGGTGCAAAAAAAATTTTATTGAATTTGAAAAAAATAATCACATTATTTACTCAGAAAATCATTCTGAACAAGAAGATTTATATTTAATGACACTTTGTAAATATCATATAATCGCAAATTCTTCTTTTTCTTGGTGGGGATCTTTTTTGGCAAATAGTAAATATACAATTTGTCCTAAAGTTTGGTTTGGACCAAAGCTAAATCATAATACGAAAGACATGTATTTAGAAAACTGGGATCGACTATGAAAATTGGGTTACTTTTAATAGCAACAGGTAAGTATGATATTTTTATAGAACCTCTAATAGAGTCTATAGAAAAACATTTTTTTAAAAATCATAATGTATGCATATTTTTATTTACAGATTCAGATAAGGAATATGATTACACAAATACTAAAATTATTTATAAAGAGCATAAACCTTTTCCATATCCGACTCTAGAAAGATATAAAACATTTAGTAAAAGTAGCGAGCTTTTTGATGATTGTGATTATTTATTTTACTGTGATATTGATATGCTATTTGTAGATGACGTAGATACAGAAATACTTTCAGAAAGAGTAGCCACAATACACCCGGGATTCTTAGGTAAAAGAGGTACACCAGAAACTAGAAAAGAAAGCTTAGCATATGTTTCTCCAAAAGAAAAACTCGTATATTATGCGGGTGGATTTAACGGTGGAACAAGAAATGAATTTTTAAAAATGTCAAAACATTTATCAGAAAATATACAAAAAGATCTTGACAAAAATATTATTGCTATATGGCATGATGAATCTCATATGAACAGGTATTTTTTAGATAATCCTCCTACTAAGGTATTAACACCCTCATATTGTTATCCTGAAAGTTGGAAATTGCCATTTAAGAAAAAGCTTTTAGCTCTTGATAAAAACCATAACGAGATTAGAAATTAATGATATCAATATTAATGCCAATATACAACGGGCATGAATTTTTTCATGAAAGTTATTCTAGTATATTAAATCAAACTTTTGAAAATTGGGAGCTTTTAATTGGAATTAATGGTCACCAAAAAGACAGTAATGTATTTACACACATCAAATCAATAGCAGCTTCAAATAAAAAAACAAAAATATTTCAGTTTAATGATATTAAAAATAAATCTATTACATTAAATCGACTAATAAAAGAATGCAATTATGATATTGTTTGCTTATTAGATGTAGACGATATCTGGAAAAAAAACAAGTTAAAACATCAAATTAAATACATAAAAAAATATGATGTAGTAGGAACAGATTGTAAATATTTCGGTGAAAGATTTAACAAGCCTCATCTTCCTTTTGGTTTAATTGATAAAAAAACTTTTATGTCTTATAATCCTATTATTAATTCTTCGTCAATGTTTTATAAAAAAGATGCCTTTTGGAATGAATCAATTAGAGCATTAAATGACTATGAAATGTGGTTAAGATTAAATAAAGAAGGCAAAACATTTTATAATATTCAAGAAGAACTTTGTTTACATAGAGTTTATTCTTCATCTTTTTACAACTCAAAAGATAATAGTGATATTGAAAAAAGATTAAAAAACAAGTGGTATATTTAAAAAATTTATATGTTAAAAGAAAACTTTTTAATTAAAATAGAGATAGAAGATATTGATAAATTTGAAACATTTCAATATTGTAATTTTATTATTTCTCAAGAGGAACTAAATGCTAATTAAATTAAATGAATTACAAAATAAATATAATATAAATCCAATCAATGTAATACATATTGGTGCTCATGATGGTCAAGAATATAAATCGTATAAAGATATCGGCGTTAAAAATATTGTATGGATTGAAGCTAATCCAGAAATTTCAAATAGATTGAGTAAAAAATTTGAAAGTGAAAAAAATACAAAAGTTATAAATGCATTAATTACTGATGTTGATAATCAAGAATTTATTTTTAACATTACTAATAACGAACAATCTTCTTCAATTCTTGAATTAGGTAAACATAAAAATTTATATCCTAATATATTTTATACTAAAAAAATAAGTCTTTTTTCAAAAACTATTGATACATTAGTTAAAGAACATCAAATTAAAGAAAAATTTGACTTTATGAATATCGACGTACAAGGAGCAGAATTACTAGTTTTAAAAGGTGCTAAAAATACTCTTAAAACAGTAAAAGCTGTTTACACAGAAATTAATACTGACTATGTTTATAAAGATTGTGCTTTAATAGATGAAATAGATAGTTATCTTTTTAACTTTGACTTTAAGAGAGTTGAAACTAAAATGCATCAGGATCATCCTTGGGGTGATGCATTATATTTAAAAAATATATAATTTTTTGTTCTTTTTTATATATTTTAATATAATATTGACATATTAGTATGAAAGTAAGCAATATGTCTGAAGATGAATTAAATAAAAAAGTAAAAAATTATGTGTCTTTTTCTGAAATAAAGCAGTGGAAAGATTGTGGTTGGCGTCATAAACTTTTATATATTGACAAAATTGGTACGTTTGAAGATTCACCACATCTTCATTATGGAACTATAATACACGATGCAGTTGAAAATCTATTAAAAAGCGGCACAGTTGACTTAGATGTCGTAAAGGAAAAAATAGAAAAGACCTGGGGCGTTGCGGGCTTTGATAGTAATGACTTTATAATTTTACAGGAAAACAAAGCAAACCAGCAGGGCTGGAAGTATAAACATAATAGTATAGAAAGCTGGGTTGATTGGTCAAATGCTTGTCTTGAAAGATTGCCGGGATTCTTAGAAGAAAACTTTCCTGGATACACTCTGTTTGGTGCAGAAGAACAGTTGTTTGAAGATATAGAGTTTAATCATAAAAAGTTTAAAGGTTATATAGACTGTATTATAAAGGTACCAACAAGCAAAGGTAATAAATACTGGATAATAGACTGGAAGACTTCATCGGCAAGAGGGTGGGATAGAAGAAAACAACAAGACATTTCTTTTACTTCACAGTTAGTACTATATAAACACTTTTGGGCTAAAAAGCACAATATTCCTTTGAGAGAAATTAATTGTGGCTTTGTTCTATTGAAAAAAACAAAAAAAATGGAAAAAACTTGTCAATTAATAAAAGTGGCAACAGGGCCCAAGACTATGGAAAAATCTTTAAAGCTAATGAGTAGTATGTTAAAAACTGTTGAACAAAAAAGGTATCTTAAAAATAGAAATTCCTGTATGTTTTGCGAGTTTTACAATACCAAGAATTGTTTATAGAATAATAAAAACAGGAGACTGAGTATTGAGTAAAAAAAAGATAATAGTTTTAAGCGATCACGCACTTTCAACAAGTGGTGTAGGCGTACAGACTAGACACTTAATAAATGGCTTGATAAAAAAAGGTTGCTGGTCATTTAAGCAATTAGGTGCAGCAATAAAGCACACAGACTACAGTTTAAAACAAATTAATGATGATTTTGTTATTAAGCCGATAGACGGTTTTGGAAATAAAGATATGATGAGAAATATTCTCATTACAGAAAAACCTGACGCAATTATATTGTTTACAGATCCAAGATTTTTTCTTTGGCTTTTTGAAATAGAAGACGAAATTCATCAAGTATGTCCTATTTTTTGGTGGCATGTATGGGATAATAGACCTACTCCGTTATTTAATAGTTGGATGTATGAAGCAACAGACGCTATTAACTGCCATTCTTATTTAACATACCAGATGTGTTCTGAGAATTTTCCAGAAAAATCCAGATTTATACCTCATGCTATACCAGAAAATATTTTTCACGAAATCTCTGATGAAGAAAAAATAAAATATAAAACTAAAGTTTTAGGTGAAGACAAAAAAGATCATTTTGTTGCTTTTTGGGCAAATCGTAACGCAAGAAGGAAAAGGCCTGGTGATTTATTAAATGCTTGGAAGTTGTTCCTAGATAAAACAGATAAGAAAGACGCAATGTTGATATTGCATACTGACCCTTTTGATAACGAAGGTGTTAACATTCCTAAAATTATAAAAATGTTAAACATAGAAAAAAATGTTGCAATATCAACTGACAAGATTGATTTTGATGAAATGAATATAATGTATAACATATCAGATATTACATTGAACATAAGTTTTGCTGAAGGTTTTGGTTTATCAACTCTTGAGTCTATGCAAACTGGTACGCCTATTGTATCTATAACAACAGGTGGTTTAACAAGACAAGTAATTGATCATAGAGACAATTCTGAAAATGGCGTTGCGATAAAGCCTGTTTTGAAAAATCTAGTAGGGAGTCAAAATGTTCCTTATATATACGAAGACTATGTTTCTACTGAAGACGTTGCTGATGGCATATTGAAAATGTATTCTTTAGATGAAAAATCACGCAAAAAGCTTTCTTTTAAAGTTAAGAAATATGCGAAAGAAGAGTTTTCTTACGAAAAAACAATAGATATGTGGCATGATTCTATAGATTACACTATAACAAACTGGAAGAAAAAAAGGCAAAATATTTATCTGGAGGAATTTTAATTGAAAAACATTTTGATTGTCGGGCCATTGCTATCAATATCAGGATATGGTTATCATAGTAGACAAGTATTTGATTATTTTTTAAATAAAAAAGATGTCAGAGTCTATTCTGCTATTTTGCCTTGGGGTAATACTTCTTGGTTTGTAAATAAAGATGCTGAAAATGGATTGATAGGTAAGATTATAGATTCAGCTGTTGATATCAAAAACATATCAAGTAATGAGTATGATATAGGCATACACATACAACTACCTAATGAGTGGAATACAACATTTGCAAGAAAAAACGTAGGAATTTCAGCTTATGTTGAAACTGATATTTGCTCGCAATCGTGGATTGAAAAAACATTGCCCATGGATTTAGTGATTGTTCCAAGTAATTTTACAAAACAAATTGTTTTAAACTCTTCAAAAGATGAAAGTCAAAAGAAAGTATTAAATGATAAAATATCTGTTGTTGCTGAATATTATCATACAGACTTTGATAAAGCAGACAAAGAGAAGGCTGAAGGCTTGGATATCTCTTTAGAAAAAGTAAATACAGAATTCAACTATCTTTCTATTGGCCATTTAACTTCTGAAGATGAAAATTGTGATAGGAAAAATTTAATTGAAACTTTAAGATATTTTTGTTCACAATTTAAAGATGATAAAAAAGTAGGATTAATATTAAAAACCTCTATTGGAAGATCTACAACACTTGACAGAAATAAAACAATAGAAGTTTTTAGTAGCATTATAAAACAAATCAAAGGTGACTCAGAATATCCGAAAGTATATATACTACACGGCGAAATGTCTATTAATGAGTTGTATTCTTTATATACACATAAAAAAGTTAATTGTTACTTGACGCTTACAAAAGGAGAAGGTTATGGTCTTCCTTTGCTAGAGTCAGCTAGATGTGGTTTACCTATTATAGCTACAAACTGGTCAGGACACTTAGACTTTTTAAATAATGATTTTCTAAGAGTTGATTATGATTTAAACTTTTTGCCTAAAGAAAAAATTGATAATAATATCTTTGTTGACAAATCAAAGTGGGCAATAGTTAGAAAAGATAGCGTTAAAAAACAACTTGAATATTCATATAAAAACTATGAAAAAATTAAAGAAAAATCACTCAAATTAAAATCAGAAATTGTTAAAAATTACTGTAGAAAAGAAATTTTTAACAAATATGACAAAGTATTAAAGGAATATTTATAAATGAACTATTTTTCGAATTATTATTTAGAAATATTATGTATTATTTTTTTTGTTTTAACAGTTTTTTTCGGATATTTCTGTATAAAGTTTGCATTAATTATTATAAATATCCAAGAAACTGTAGAAGAATGTTTGAGTATTATTGATGAAAAATATACAAAAATAGTTAGCATATTAGAGATACCTTTGTTTTTTGATAGTCCTGAAATTAAAAGAATGCTTAGCGAATTAAAGGATGTAAAGCTATCAATATTGTACATTGCAAATAAGCTAAGCCCGAAAGACTTAAGATTTAATGAAGAAAAGGAAGATAATGACAAATCAGATTAAAAAAAAGGTTAAGTCTAAAAAAAAAAGAAATTATTATTTTACTAGTGTAACTCAAGAAAAAATAGTTGAATATCAAAAGTGTGTAACAAAAAGAAGAAAAGATTCTTTATATAGCGATCACATACACCCAGCATTTACAGAATTAGTTCACAACTTAGTTTCTGTTTATAATTATAAATCTGCAAATGAGAGCATTTTACATTTAAAGTCTGATTGTGTTGCTTTTTTATTTGAGACATTACACAAATGGAATCCAGATAACGGAACTAAGGCATTTAGTTATTTTAATGTAGTTGCTAAAAACTGGCTAACTATAAACTCCCGGCGTCTATTGAAAAATGCAAGAAGAAATGTCTGTATTGATGTACCTGCAGACTTCACGTTGGACGAAAGAAGAAGTTTGTCTGAAATTGATATAGAACTATCTCATGAAGAAGTAATGCTCAAAAAAGAAAAACATGATACAATAAATGAAATGATATGTTACATTAAAGAGCAGCTAAAAGACAATAGAGACATAAGATGTATAAACGCGATACATCATGTATTTAACAATATTGATAGTTTGGATTATTTAAATAAGCGTGCAATTTTTGTATACTTAAGAGAGATATCAGGACTAAACAGCGCTGAGTTAAGTTCTTCATTATCTAGTATACGTAAACATTACAAGAAAACTGTTGGTCCTGATATGATGTTTGACTGGTTTTGAGGTTTAATATGAATGATAAAAGTATAAGTAGTATTTCAAAAAAAATCGACAGCAATGAAAAAAAAGAGAATCAAATAAAAAATTTTGCTGATATTCTTGATTCTATTGACTCTTTAGAGAGTAAAAAGAAAATGTTGTGGAAGGAAATATATGAAAATGCGATAGAAGATAGAGAAAAGTCTAAATTGTTATTTAATGATGCATATATTTCAATGCAAGGTGGTGTTAATGAACATATGAATATAGGCGCAATAATGTCAAAATACATTGAAAGAATGAGCAAGTCAAATGATCAAATATTGAAGCTTGCTGAATTGATTGCTAAAGAAGAAGAAAAGTCTGAAGTAGTGTCAACAGATGATATTTTTAGTCAGATTAACGGTTAAATTATGTTTGTAAAAGCAAGAGTTCTTTATATGATTGGTGATGATGTCGGTGATTCTTCGCTAATCGATACAAATCTAAGCGAAATTGGCGTCAAATCTAAGTTTTTCAATACAAACCCGTCAGTTTTTTCAAATATTGGTTACGTAAATTTTTTAAAAAAACTCCCAGCAGAGACTGCTTTTGCTGTGAAGATTGTATCTGGTAATAATAACAATATTTCTCATAGTTTTTTAATATCTATTCCATTTGTTTCTTCGCACTTAGGTTTACCTATAAAGGTTGGGGAAACAATATGGCTCCAAGAAATAAGTGAAATATCAGATGTAGAAAAATTCTATGAAATTAATGCATATTATCTAGGGCGAGCACACAGTTATTTTACTACTGAAGATGTTGGTTACTGTTATGACAACAGAGAAGATGAAATATTTAATGTAAGTAGGAAAAGTTTTAATCAATCGCGTGCAGACAATAGTAAAAATGTCAAACAAAAGTTAGATACATTAAAAGATTCAAACTCTAAAGCAAACTCTATTTTTGTTCATAACACGATTGGTGAAAACAAAGAATTAAAGTATTTAAACAATAAAATTTCATATATTACAAAAACCATAGACGATTATGAAATAAAACCTACAGCAAAGTTTATTAAAAAACCAGAAGATGCAGTTTTTCAAGGAACATATAATAATATGATAAGTTTGTCAAGCGAAAATGACAAATTTGAATCAGGACATAGGTATGGAAATATTGAATTGATTGCAGGGCGTGGAGAATATACTAAAAATAAACCACCAGAAGAATTTGAGTTTGATCAAGTACAGACTAATAAGCAAAAAATATCTAATAAGGCTAGAGTAATAAAGTTTGACACAGACATAATAGGTGCGCAAGTTTGGAATGGAATTCATTACGAAACTATTAAGTCAGATATGTCTTTTGTAAATGAGGGTATAGTAAAAAAGTTAGGTTTGGATGCTTATGGTACAAACTTATTAAACAACAAAAACGATAGAATAAAAAGTTATAACACGAATGCTTCTTGCTTTAATATATCTGAGTATAATACTAAAAGTATCGAAATTCAAAAAAATAATTTGCTTTCTCTTAATGATATAACAAATTTAAGTTTAGATTTTTTTGTTAATTCGTTTATTAAGAATAAAAACGTCTTTTCAGTTCAAGTCCCAGCAGTTTATCCCGACATTAATAAACCTCTTTTAGACTCGTTTCACGGAGGTTCTAGCATAACAGGCGTATCAGACAGCATTTTGTTTTGTACGCATAAAAATATCTACTCAGAAAACAATAATATAAAGTTAATCCAGACAAATAGCGATGACAATAGCCCTACACAGATATCCCTCAACCAGTCAGGAAATATACTGTTAGACGGACATAAAATATTAATTGGTTCTTTTAATAGACTAAAAGAAAAGCAACACGGAAAATCAGCCATGGTATATCTTGGTCATAGCAACGAAAACCAAAGCCTTGTTCTAGGTGAAAGATTAAACGATTTCTTAGAAGAGTTATTAACAGTCCAGATAGAAACTTTAAATTTAACTAAAGATTTGTTTAAAAAGTCAAAAGACGTATCTTCTTCTACGAAAGATACATTAAAAAATCTTAATGGGTATATTAAAGAGTTTGCCGGGGCACTTGATAAAGCAACAAAGGCACCCCCATTAATACCACTAAACGCACCTTTTAATGCTTTTTTTAAAATAGTAGAGGAAAACGAAAAAAGTATAGAAGGAATACCGATCGATGAGTTTGATAAACAAATAATAGATTTTAGAGTAAACAAAGATGAAGAATATTCTTTGAGGATACAGAGTATAGTTGATAACTTAGAATTATTATTAAGTAAATTTACTAAAACTTCTTGATAATCTTGATTATTTAATATTTATTAACAAATAATATACGAAGGTTTTTATGTCACAATACTTATTTAAAAATTCTGGCCGTAATATAAAAGAGCTAGATAAAAAAATAAAAAGAAATAATTTTATAGAAAATGAAAATTTTTTTCCTATAGGTATTGTTTTACCATTACAGAATTCTAAAAAGTCGAGTGAGTCATTATTTGCAATGACTTATGACTTGAATGAGCAAACTAAGGTAAATTTAAAAAATTTAATTTTGACTAGAAAAGGTGAATATCTCGGCAGACCTGATTTTGGAACTGGTTTAATTGATCTTTATAATTTAAGTAGTAATGAAAACATTGATCAAATTGCTATGGACGAAATTAAAAGTGCTGTTGGTATTTATATGCCCTTTATTACGCTTAAAGATTTTGAGTCAAGTTATATAGAATCAACAGTTAACAGTGATCCTTATTACGACATAAAAATATACTATATATTTAATGATATTAAAAATGAAATTAATTTAAAACTTCAAGTATCGAGGTAAAAAGTGGCAAACCCAAAATTTCAAAATAGATTAAAAAACTATCAAAATAAAAATAGAGTAATAAAAAAAGATTTTGATGGATTTAGAAATGAATTATTAAATTACGCAAAAAGTAATTTTAGTAATCAAATTCAAGACTTTTCAGAAGCTTCTTTGGGAGGAATGTTTTTGGATTTTGCATCATTAGTTGGTGAATCATTGAGCTTTTACGTAGAACAACAATTTAACGAATTAGACTATGAAACTTCATCTAGCGATTATAATCTAATAAACCATTTAAGAAAAGCTGGCGTTGAATCTGGTTACGCTTCACCTTCAAGTGCTTATGTAGACTTTTATATTGAAATTCCTGCAAACGGACAGCAAACGTCAAATACTTTAGTTCCTGATGCAAAATATTTGCCTATAATTAAGTCCGGTACAAAACTGTCATCAGTTGAAGGAATTAATTTTGTCTTAGAAGAAGATGTTGACTTTATAAAGTCATATGACAAAATAACTATATCTGAGACAAATGATGCAGGCGCTCCTACTTCTTTAATATTAATTAAAAAAGGCATCTGTGTTTCAGGTGACGTTTTTAGTGAAAGTGTTGCATTCGACGAAGATCAAGCTGGCAATTTTTTAAGTTATACTATTTCTAATCAAAATGTAACTAAAATATTAAAAGTAATTGATAATGATTATAATGACTACAAAGAAGTTGAATTTTTATCTCAAGACACAGTTTATGAGAAAATAGAAAATGGCATAGACACTTTTTTTGAAGTAAAACCTGCTTCGTTTAGATTTATTGTTGAAAACAATTTTGATTCTGGCTTGTCAACTGTAAGATTTGGTAACGGCAGCGGTCATATTATTGAAGACAATATACTAACTAATCCAGAAGATTATTTGTCGCTTCCACTTCTAGGAAAAGACTATTTGTCTAGAAACTCCTTAGATCCGAAAAGGCTATTGAATAGCGATAGTTTAGGAGTATCACCAGCAGGAAAAACATTGACAATAAGATACAAATCCGGTGGCGGAATAAGGCATAACGTTGGCGCAAATACAATTGATGAAATAATTGATTTAAGAATAGAATTCCCAAATGTAGCAGATAATTCTAGCGATAGCATTAAAAGTATAATTAACATAATTAGTAGCACAATTGGCGTTGACAATGAAGAAGAGGCTGTAGGTGGTACAAACAGTCTATCACTAGAAGATTTAAGAGATCAAATTCCAACAGCATTAAAAAGACAATCAAGAATTGTTAATCATGAAGATTTGTTGGCTAGAATATATACTATGCCGTCAGAATTTGGTAAAATTCATAAAGCAGTAATAGTTAGCAATCCATACACAAAGTCAGCTAAAGACTTATTTATAATATGCAAAAATGATGATGATCATTATGTTCATGCAAATGATGCTATAAAAATCAATTTATCTAAATTTTTAAACGAGTATCGACTGATTGGCGACAGTCTTAATATTATTGACACGCCTATTTATAATTTCTCTTTATACCTTAAAATTAAGATTTCGCCAAGTTATGATTCAAGATCAGTTAAAGCGCAAGTAAGATCAAAAATATATCAAAACATGCGATTTGAAACACTGCAGATTGGTGAAGGAATAAATGTAAATGACATTATTTCTCTTGCTTTATCTTGTCCCGGGCTTGTTACTGTTATATCAAACTACAAAACTATTGTAAGACCCAAAACTAATAGTGACATTACACAACAACAATCAAATTTAAATGTCAGCTACAATTCAAATAGATTTTCTTCTAGAGAAAGCTATTTAGATGGAATAGTTTATCCTCCGCAAGGTGGCATATTCGAACTAAAATATCCTTCACTTGATATTGAAATTGTTAGTGGTTAAAGGAAGAATTAATGATAATTACTGAGTTGGCGAAAAAAGATACATATGTAACAAATCTACATCTAGGTGTAACAGACGCAACATTTTCTAATGTAGGAAAAGCTTCTACACTTGATTTGTTTAAAATTGCTAAGGAAAATAAAAAAATCAAGGCCCGAGCAGTTTTTACTATAATAGATTCTTCTATAGATTTTGTTGATACTAAAACTTTCATTTTAAAAGATTCTAACAATAACACAGTTACTTTTATAATAAATAGAAATGTATCGCATGATGACGGTAGAGTAGATGCTTCTGGTAAAGTTATCATTGGAATAGATAGTACTTCGGCTGGTGTAAATCAGCTACAAAAAGTAATAAATGCTATTAATAATGTAAACGTAATGGATCAAACTGTCAATGGTGGCTCTAATCAATTGCTTTCTTCGCTTACATTAAACATCACTGCCATTAAACTTGATGACAAAAGAATTTTGTTAGAGCAAGACGTAGAAGGAGAAATTGGTGAAAATCCAAATGTTTATGATGAAAATTCAAACTTTAGCTTAACTAATTTTATAAGAATACAACATTCAGCAATATTATTAAATTTTGATTTAGCTGCTTTAAAAGAAAAGCATATCTATGATATGAATAATTCTGCATTTAGTACAGACTCAAACTATAAGGTTTATTTAAAACTTTTTGATGTAGGTGAAGCAAACACAAGGACGAAAGACTATAATATAAAGCTAAGTATTTTAAAAAACAATGTATCATTTGAGGAAGGAATTGGTTCAGATGTTTACAATTTCTCTGATGGTGGTTTCACTAATTTTCAAAAAATAAATGATAGTACAAATTGGACAAATACATCATCAATATCGCAAGATGACTGTGTTAACAACTATTATCTATTTAAAAGTCAAAAAGAAAGTATAACAAGAGGAAATGAAGACATTACCTTTGATATAACATCTTACTTTAAAGAGTATATGAACACCAACATACAGAGTTCAAATTTTATCATCAGTTTTGACATCGACAATCTTTTTGATGAATATACATATTTTGTTAAAAGGCTTGGTAGCGTTCAATTAAATAGCAAGATAAAGCATCCGAGAGTAGAAGTTCATATTGATGAAAACAAAGTTCAAAATATTGAAAATCAAACTAAAAAAAGATATTTTGATAATGAAGAAATTTTCTATCTATATAATAAGGTATCAAAATTAGAAAACTTTAATGAAAACTACAACGTTAAAGTTAGACTAGAATATAAAAATGCGGCTGGCACCAACTTATTAGATGACGGTGCTAATAGCCATATAATAACTGGTTTTAATTTTAGAGATTACAGAGGAACTATTAAGCAAGGTGTTAAAAAGTTTACGATACCTAGCGCGCTAATTAGCAGATTTAATGCTAATATACAGTCAGATATTACTTCAAAAGACAACATAAAGGTAAGCTTTAATTATTATTATGATAATGGTTCAAGTACAATAGATATAAAGAGTGAGTCAATAACATTTTATAAGTCAGAAGTTACTTCTTCGATAGAAAGCTTAAGACTCTTAAAACCTTGCATAAAAATGCTTAACAACGTTTTAGACGCTGATGATTCTATAGTAAAAGTAGTTATAGATTTTATTGATCTTAAAAGAGAATATAAGGCTGTAAATATTCCTATAAATTTATCAAGTGAAAATATAGGAAAAGTATATTATTCTTTGTATGATGTTGACACAGGTGAAATTCTAATTAAAAGAAGTGAAGCTGATATTAATGCTAATGAAATGTTATATGATGGTTCAAGTTATGTAATGAACTTTTTTGCTAGCAAAATATATAAGAACAGAAGAGTTAATTTTAAGTTTTACTACAACGATGAAGTTAGCTTGCTAGAAAATGTATTATATGATAAAAGTTTTTCAATAAGGTTTTAATAAATGTCTAGTAGTCTTACTATAAAAAACAGTTTCAGTAACAATAATATTAATGGTTTCAAGAACTCTGTCTCTTCTTCTAACATTGTTAGTGCTAAAAGCGATTCAAGTATGGCTTTGAAAAGCTTTTTAGAATTATATAATCAAAATGAAAATGAGTATTTTGATAGATTGGACAGTTACGACGGTTTTTTTTCAACGCAACAGATTGAAAGTGTTGATTTTAATAATTTTGAAGAGCACGTATTTTTTGACTCAGCAATAGAAAAGACTAACTACTCATTTAAAAAAATATTTAACGAGTATCCTTACGATGGAACTGAAAGAGATGTTGTCGATTATCTTAGGAGTTTAGACGGATATACGAGATTTATTTTAAAAAATAAACACGAAAAAAATATTGGGTATTTAAGATTTGATGGAAGTCATTATGTTAAGTTAAAAGATAGAAACGGGTGGCTGTTAAACGACTACAAGAAGAAAATTAAAACAGGACTTCTAAACTTAACAAATAACTTTACATTCTCTTTTGATTTCTGGATACACCCTTTAGACATAAACAACGATGTCACCAAAAATGAACAAATAGTTCTTCAAAAAGCAAACTCAAACAATGGTTATACAATATATCTAGACAATTTCAGCGGAACAAATTGTGATATAAACTTTTTAATTAGTAATAAAGATGAAAGCCAAAAATGTTCTACGAGCATAAAATTAGATAGCTGGAGTCATGTTAATATTTCTTTTAGTATAGAAGAAGTAAACAATACAATGTCTATCTTAGGCAAGGTTTTTATTGATAGCATACCAGCGATTACTTCTACGAGCGGTGAAGGAACTAATTTATCATTTGATAATGATTTTAACAATATAGATTTTACCCTAGGGAAGGGAACAACACACGTAACAACAATACAAGGTATTTCCTTGTCTGACGCTACTAAAGATTATAGTTTTATAGGATTATTAGATGAATTAAAAATTTTTGCTGGTGAGTCTAGAAATAGAGAGACAATTGCTGTAGAGAAAGACGAAAATATTCATTCAAAGTCTACCTTAAAACTATACTTTAGATTTAATGAGCCTAGTGGCGTTTATGTAAACAATCATATAGTATTAGATCATTCAGGTAATAAGATGCACGGCGTCATATACAACAATAATAACGTTGCTTCAAAGGAGAATGTTTCTTCTCTAAGGGCAATATTTAATGATGTTGATACACCTATGAAATATGAATCGTTAGAATTAAATCCTGTGTTGTTTCCTAGCTTTACTAATTCGCTGGAAGTTCAAAACAAAATACTGGAAGCAGCTAAGCAATATGATTTAGCAAACCCTAATTCTTTCTGGAAACTTTTACCTAAAAATATTTTTATCGAAGGTTCTGACTTCGATAATATTGAAAATACGTATATAAATGAAAACAAAGTTACTGAAGACTTGAGTTCAACTATAGGTGTAAAGTCTCCAGCAAATCAAAAAATGGTAAATTTATTTTCTATATGGGCAAGATTTTTTGATCAACTTAAAATGTATATTGATTCAATAACGAGTCTAATTGATGTTAATTACGACAATTTAAATAATAATAAAAAGATAAACGGCATTTTGCTTCCTTTGGCATTAAAGTTATCTGGTTATAATTTTAAAGAGATTTTGCCATACCCAGTTTTAGAAAAACTAAACAACAAAAACTTGACGCACGAAGAAGTAATATCAGACATAAGCATCCGACAAATACAAAACAACTTGTGGCAAAGATTTCTAATAAATTCTAAAGACATTTTAATGTCAAAAGGAACGATTTCTAGTATAAATTCAGTTTTTAATTCGTTCGGCTTAGAGGCGTCAAAATTTATTTCAATAAAAGAGTTTAATGGTCAAAATAAATTTAATATAAACAACAACTTATATTCAAAGAAAATTAGCTTTAAAGAAATTGATTTTTCTTGTGGCGAAGAATTGTTCAAGCAGAGCGAGACAAACAACAGGATTTTATTTACTACACCTGCTTATAATAATAGTAATAGTGATAATTTGTTGGATATTATCAAAGATTGGTCTGTTGAATGTCTTTTCAGTTATTCGACTGAAAAGACATCGATTTACAGCTTAAATGAATCACTTTTAAGATTAAATAATGTAGCTTCTTCGTTTAACTATGATAGGCCACATATTAATATTGTATTTGAAAGACAGAATAAGCAAAATAAAAGTGGACTGCTTAAATTGTATGTCAATGATGATGATGACAATGACAACATTAAAACAGCTGTTATTGATGATGTAAGTCTTTTAAACGGCGAAGTACATCATATGTGCTTAAGAAGAAAACAGATTGAAAGTGCTGATAGTGATTTGACTTATTACAAATACATCTTGTCTATTTCAAGTACTGGAGATAATTTTTATTCAAAAGAGTTGAATGAAGTTAGTATTAAAACAAAAATAGAAATAACAGCAAAAAGCAATCTAAACAATAGATTTACAATAGGTTTTAATACAGAATATGAGACTGAAGCGTCACGTTTGCCAAACTTATCATACGAAACAAACTTTTCAGGGAGAATATCAAACTTTAGGATTTATAATAAAAGTTTTTCATCTGAAGAATTGTTTTTAAAATGTAAAGCATTGACAACTGTTTCTCTTGATGACGGGACAGACTCTGCTATTTTAAATATAGACTTGTTTCAAAAATTAAAAAGTATTGAATTTGACAGTACATCTAGAAAATACACAATATTGTCATTAATAGATTTAAACCACAGCAAGTTAACTAATTTCAATAAATCTTTTTTAACTTTAGGAAGTAGTATTGCAAGTTATAATCCTTTTAAAGTAAGAAAAATACATAGTTTAAGTCAAAATTATGAAGTAGACTTTCCAAAAAGCAACAATTTTATTTACATTAACTCTTTTGAAAGCAATAAATTCAAAGATCAGTATTCAAATCATAATTTGACAAATGTTCCTAGAGTATCTCCAGATTATCTTTATTCTAAGGATATAAGATTAAGCATAGACTTTTCTATGGTTAACTTTTTAAATCAAGATATACTTAAAATAATTAATGTAAACAAGCTTTTTACTGACAAGCTTTCACAAACAGCTAATCTTTACGAAGATTCGTATACAGACTTAAAGCCATTAAGAGATAAATACTTTGAAAGATTAGAGCGAGAGATAGATGTTAACGAGATATATCAGATGTATAAATATTTTGATAATATTCTAGAAGAGCTTTTGTTTACTTGTATTCCGTCTAAAGCCAAGTATAAGGGGTTTAATTTCGTATATGAGTCTCACGCGCTTGAAAGAAACAAGTATCAATATAAAATGATTAACAACAATTTACCTGTTTTTGACGAAAATACAAAGTATCAATATCATAAAGACAATGCAAATACTACGAGTCATCGTAAATCAGATGACTCTGATTTTAGTTTTATAATAAAAAGTAGAATAACATAATGGCTATAAAAAAAATCAATGTTAATACACCAAGAAATGCTGTTTTTAATGAATCAAGAAATGTAAGCATAAATTATAATGTAATTGAAGATATAAATAACATATCGTATGTAAATAATACAGCAGATAATTTTAGCTTTTTTGAAAGAAATAAAAATAAATTTTTCAAACTTATATTTTCTTATAACGATCAGAGATTTAATCAAGAAAATGTAACGCAAGATAGATTTAATGAAAATAATAAGAGTTATGCTAACATTGAAAACATAGAACCATTCAGCGAAAACGAAAGAACAATTAAGAACTTTTCTTCTAATCTTGTAACTAGAAATATTGGAAGTTTAAACAGTACAGATGGAAACGTGTTAAATGCAAAAGTTGTCAATAAACCTTTTTTTGACAAAACTAATCCTGTACATTCAAATAATCTCCTTTTAGAAAACTTTAGTCATCCTGAATTTGATTACCACTTTTCTTTTAACTACTCTAATTTTTATTTTAGAGGTGGCAGAATTGATGCTTTTTCTAACGTTGATAAAATAAAAATGTCTGAAGATAGTATTGCGAAACTAAAAGGTTTTAGAGAAAATGGTTTAGGTAAAGGTAAGTCAGCTTTTAAATTAAACAATGTAATTAAACAACACTATAGAAAAGATGATGAAGATACATTTTGTTTCGAAGACAATATAGATAACGTTTACTTGACAAACAACACATTAAAAAAAGTTCTTCAAAGATTAAATTATACTTGGGATGCTGATACTGGCAAATATATTGAAGATGTCAATAATATAAGTGTCTTTAAACAAGCACACTCGCAAGAAGCAAGATACTTTGCATTCAAAGAAAGTAATGTTCAAGTATTTAGAGATAGAACAAATAACGAAAATTATAGCTGGATAACAAATAATATATACAAATTTTCTGATAGTGATATTAATGACAAAATACTTTCTAACAAAACCAAAAATGATGATATAATAGAAGATATTATTTACTCTGCACACGGTAAAGATATAAATAAAGAGTATAGCTCGGGAAGAGACTCAATTGGATTTTATGAAAGTATCGACTAATGCCTAAAAAAAGAATTAAACAATCTGGTAACATCAACAAGTCAGGCATATTGACTCAAAACTTTAGAAAAGAGTTGAGGGTTGATAGTCATTTAAATAATTTCGTATTAAGAGATGTGTTCCACAGCGAAGATGAAAAAAATCTGGATAAAATACAATTTGATGATTCAAATACGATTATTTTTAATACTAAAACTGTAAACTCGACACTTGGAATAGAAAGAAAATATGTTGAAGGCGACTTTGAGACCAAAAACAGGGTTGTAAATACTCCAAATGATTTTGCCCAGGATAGCTCTTTTGACGTTCAAAAAATAGTCAATCCAGAAGATTATAAGCACGTAATATATTCAAACTATGTTGATGAACTAAGCAGTGACAAATTTAAATCTTTTAATGACGAATTCATAGATTACGAAATTAATTTTAGCAATTCAAAAAAAGACTTAGTAGATAAAGCAACTGATTATGAGAAAATAATATATAACTTTAAAAATAAAAGATACGAAGTTAAAAAGAATTTTGAAGAAATAAATATAAACTTTAATAAAAACTACTTAAACCTATCATTTAACTTAAATAACGACGTTAGCGATTATTCAAATACTACATCCTCGAAAAATTTACCTTTAGTAAAAAATCATGAAAATCTATACTTTTTAGCGTTAAATAACAATACAGTCTACTTAGATAATAATTCTATTAACGATTCAAATACATATTATTCTCTAGGTAACAACAAGTACAATTATTTTTCTAGTATTAATAATTTTTCTAACGCTGCAATTACTAACAATCCTCTTACGCTGTATAGTAATGATATAATCGGAAATCCAACAAACGGCAAAGCTTTTTTTGATACTACATCATTGTCTAATCCAATAATAAACTTTGGTTTTCCTTTTAGCAAGAGGTTTAGAGGTAACAATGAAGTTGAAATAGATGTAAGCAATTTCATTAATGAAGATTTTATGCTAGAGAAGATATACGTTGAATTTAAGCTGAAAAACTTTGCTGTATCTACAGACGCTGGTAAACCTTGCTTGAACACATTGAACTTTTTTATTGTAAATCAAAGAGGAAATATTGACACATTAAATAAACATTTTGAAAATCTATATTCGGTAAACAACGAAGAAATACAAAACAGCAGTTATTGGAATCAAAATTCTTCGACATTAGAAGAAGTCGGTGTTACAATGGGAAGTGACGAAAAAAGTCAACCTGATTGTTCTGTTACTAGAGTAAATTTTGAAAAGAGACTTCTCTCGCAAGGACAAGTCGATGGTGGCGATGGAAAAGTTAATGTAACAATAGTACCTGGGCTTAACAAGGATGGTGTTTACAACCATCAGGAATTAAATTTTCAAGATGCAAAGCATAGAGAGATAGTTTCTAATATTAAGATTGTTAATGTAGGAAGTACTATAAAAAATAATATTGATAATAAAAATTTTGATTATTTTAAATCTTTAAACGGCGCTGACCATATTGTTTACACAGACGTTGTTGACCCAAGCAAACTGAACAATTTGAATGTTTCTGTAAAGGATTATATAATTAATGATAGTTGGCAAGAAGTAAAAATTCTATCATCTGTCAAGGGTTTCAAAGGAAATTCTAATCTAAAGAGGTTTAGTCAATTTGAAATATACCCAAGTCAATCTAGTAAGAGAGCAGGTATACCTATAAATTCTGAAAGATCTATTAACTCAGAAAGTGGCTTTTCATTTGACAGAGCAAGTGTAGATGATGAGAGGGGACAAAACTTAGATTACGGCTCTAATAGTTCAAATACCATATTTGAAAATAACTACCAAGATAATCCGTATATTCTAAGAGCTAAAGATAAACTTATTTTTGGTTTTAACTTTTGCCCAAGTATGGATTTACAAAACATAGACAATTCAGACCTAATATTACAGCAAAACAATCAGTATACAGACTATAATGGCCGTGATGTAATAACGTTAGATTTGAGAAATTTAAAAATAAAACTATTAGGTAGATATGTTGCTGAAGATCGTGTGTTTACAATTAAAAAGAGCGAATTTGAAAGTAAGAATATAAAAAAAATAAATGAATTAGCAACTAATGTAGTTGATAATGCAGGATTGCCTCCTCAATTTATGATGAATAACAATTATTATAATTGTTTTACTTCTTCTTCTTCTTTATATCCAAAATTAGTATCAAGAGGAGATAACACGTTTGGAGGATTTGTTAATATTCCTCAAGTATCATCTAGTTCTATATCATACGGACTTTCAGAAATGAATGGTAATATGTATGTAACAGGATCGTCAGACGTTTCTGCTAATATTGTAAGCTATTTAAGAGATGATAAAAAACACAAAGATAATGACTTTTACTTGAATTATAAATTCAAAGTTGATCATTTTGGTTTTATGTCAGATAAAATTAATGATAATAAACATTATTCTTATTTGAACACAAAAACAAGTAAGGCTACTTATAACATTGAAAAATATTTTAGAAAAAGTGGATTGTGGATTCAAAAAAACGAAAGTGCAGGTGACGTAATCAATAGTTATAATAAAGATAAAAATGCAAGATTAAGAACAGAGCCATTAACAGGCAATAGTCTAACAGATTTGTTGTTATCAGCTTTTTCTGAATTTAGTCCTGTATTATCTTAATATAACTAAATAAATTTCAAAGGAAAAAGATAAAAAATGGCAGGATTTTTAGACAAAAAAAAGAGATTTATAGACTATAAGCTGACTGAGCTGGGTAGAGAAAAAATGTCTAAGGGGAATTTAGAATTTAAGTATTTTACATTTTCTGATAGATCTGTGTCATATACGAAAAATCTCGATCATAATAATAGTTTCAACATATCAGATTCTTTAGAAAACACAAACTTTATACCTCTTGAAGTTACATCTAATGAAGGTATTGTTTTAAACCCAGAATTGTCGTTAAACGAAATGCTTTCTTATGAAAGTCTAACAAATACAAGAATATATGATGTTAAAGTTGTAAATGACAAAACACTTTCGGAAAAAATAAGTGCTGGTTTAATAATCAACGATCTTACGATTCAAAATAAGTTCAATATAGATGAAATACAGTTTAGTAAAATAGACGTAAAAGACACTTACGACTTCAAAAACTATTCTTTTGTTTCTTACTATCCAACAATAAAATTTCCTGTTGTTAGCATTGATGATGTGCCAAAGATTCAAAACGATAAAAGATTTCAACATTTAAATAAAAACAAGAAACTTGTACCTAAAAACGTTAGCGGTGTGACAGTTGACAGCGTTGAAGAAGATGATACAAATAAGATTGATTTTCTATTTAAGAATCTTGAAATAGAAAACATTGATTTAAGTAGAGTTGAAAGTAGAGAGCAAATTATAACATCCATATTAGAATCAATTGAAAATGATATGGATGTTCTTAGATTAGATTATACATTGTCAGAAGACTATACTAAAGACAGCGATAAATTTTTACTTGAATTACATAGTATTAAAAACGACAAGTTAGAGAAGCTAGCTTTTATAAAAATTGGAAATTTTATTAACGATAGAAATCAAAAGCAATATACAGTATATCTTATAGGCAAAATAGTAAAAAGTACAAATAAATCTAGGGACTTCAATAAAGAAAGTAGAACTTTGATAGTTGATATTAGTCAAGACTATGTATTTTTTAATCTGTTTACAATGGTTGTAGAATAATGAATAAAAATATTATTAAAAACGCTAACGCGCGAGAAGTTAGAAAAAGTATCAATAGAGAGACTTTATTCTTTCCTGTTTCTTTGAACAAAAAAAATGCTTTATTAAATGAAGTTAAATTTATAAAAATTGTAGTACTACCTTCAAGTTTTAATCCTAAATCGATTTATACTGATAATATTCCTATCAATATAAATTCTTCATTAACTGTTGTCTCTAATGATAACATCATAGATAGTAACGAAGTTGGCAATTCTTCATCGACACCTTTTACAAGAAATATTCTTTCAAAAAATATTGTTTCTAATCTATCACAAGATAATTTTTCTAATTTTGAAATTTTTATTGACAAAAATGATACTTCTCTTCAACAAGAATTCATTGTCAACATACCAAGAAGCAAGATTGATTTAAGCTTAAAAGCGCAAAGGTCGATGCAACTCAGCGCGATGATGCAAACTAGTGAAGAAGACTATGAGTTGCCTCATTATTTTATAATTTACGTGTTAGATGCAGATGAAAATGTGTTGCAAAACATTATAGTAAATCCAGATATCACTGACAAGAAAATAGATGATTATGCAGATGCAGATACTAAGCTTGTTGAGGAATCATTTATTGATGAAATAGGCGGTAATATAGATATTGATTGGGAAAGTTTTAGGTTTAATGCGCTAACTAACGAAATTATTTCTGGGCCAAGTATAAGACTAAATTATTACAAGTTTTTAGATTTCATAAACAACGTTAATGTATTAGTTAAAACTGTTAATATAACATTAGAATATGCTAATGAGAATTATAGAGAAAGCTTTTTTACGCCAATAACATTGATGGCGACTGATTTTGCGCCTATTTCAAATATGAACATACAACGAAGTGTTAACATTATGAAATTGTCTTTTTTGAATAAATTTGCAAAAATAGAATTTGATAACGATAAAGATAGAGCAGGAACAGTAGATGTATCTGATTATTTTGAAAACAAATTCATAGTAAATCTTTATAACTCTTTTGAAAAATTAAATATTGAAGAGCAAACTGTAGAGATCACAGTTACTTTGGAAAATCATTCTTATACAAAAGACATTATAATAGAAAAAGAAAACTTTTACAATTTCTACGCTAAATATCTAGAATACAATAAAGAAGAAATAGTTAGAAAAACAATTAACAGTCAAATTTCTATTGATAGTACAATTAATGACTTAGGACTTTCTATAGGCAAGTTATCTATTACTAAGTTTGACTATAAAAGTTATTCTCTTAATGTTTTAAATGACTTTTCATATTTTGACTTCAATACAAATAACAAAACTGATATTGAAGAGTTGTTTTTTGATGATAATTGTACATTTGACAATAGTTTGAAGCAGATTTCAAAAAACAGATTCTACATTAAATCTTTGTTTAGTAGTAGAGATGTATCAGACTTCTACTTTAAGAACGATAGTGCAGGAAGTGATGTTGTAGATATATCTTTAGATAGATTTAATATTTATAGAAGATTATTAGGTCAAAACATTAGAAACAACAATGATTCAAACAGATTCTCAGACGTTTCATCTGGTCTTGATGACCTAACAATGTCTAGAAGGGTTGATACGTTGAACAAACCAAACGTAAGAGGAGTTTTTGGTGATATTAGAAAACCACTAAACATTGGTATTAGAGAAAGCTTGCTTCAAAACTCAACTGTTCTTGTTCAAAGAAACTTATCATTGTCAACTAATGCAAGTTTAAGTAGAGGCACTGTTGAGTTTTCTGTAAATCAGAAAAACCTAAATACAGACCTGATATCATCAAGGCTTGGTATTACTTTAAATAGCAGTGACACTACGTCTGAGGCTAGACAACTTAGTTTAAATAATAATATGATTTCAACATTTACAATGTTTTCAGAAGATGACAAGTTTTTAGGGACTGTTTTTAAAAAGAATACTGATATTAACTCTTTAGAAGGTGGTAGTAAACAAATAAATCTTTTAGAAGATGGTAGCAGTTATGGTGGAAAAATTGATAAAGTAGAATTTAAAAGCTTTATCTTGTCTAAAGATATAATTGATAGTCTAGGAACTTCTGCAACAGACGCTGTAAAGGAAGAGTTGTGCAGAATATTAGTTGATGCTAAACCAAGCAAATATCATTATATTGTTAGAAAAATAAACAACGAGTGGTTTAAAGAAAGTATTGATATTAATTCTGTTGTTAATGAAATTGGCGAGTTATTGAGCTCTTCAAATTTAGAAAACATCATTTCAATTTTTGACAAAAATCCGAAAAATCCAGTTTTAAAAAAGAAGCCGTTTGTTAATAGAACAAAATTGAAAAGAATAGGTGATGTTGTATCTAAAAAACTAAATATTGATAAAATCAGTAAAGTTAAATCTTCAAGAGTTATAAATCATATGTTTAATTTTGGTTTTAACAATATAAAGCCAGAGGCAATAAAGACAAACTTAGTGTTCGACTTAAAAGAAAGCTTTATTATCAAAAAAGAAAGTAGAAACAAAGACTACATTTACGAGATTAGTTTGAATAACAATTCTAAGATTAGTAATGATGTAAAATCAGACAATTTTAGTTCACTAAATATATACTGTTTTTACGGTTTTGAGTATTACAATAAAAACATCACTAATAAAAAAGAAAACATAGCAGCGTTAAACGTGACACCAAATGGATGTTTAATTGATAGAAAGTTTGTTGAAATAGTTACAAGATTTAAATATAAAATAGACAGAAATAAATTGCTAATATCTAGTGAGGAAAATAAAATTCTAAATTACAACGAAGACTACTATAATATTGTTAAAACAGTATGGGAAAATAGCAAAAGCTTGAATGTTAAGTCACTAATTAACAGGATTCTAATTGAAGTTATTCTAGACAACGGAGAAAAAACATATTATGGTCACAACGAATTAATACAATATAACAGCAAGTTTAATAAATTTAAAAGTGTTAACAGAAAAACCAATTTATCTATAAATATAGATAACAATAAGTTGAGAAATCCTAATATGATTTTATCGTTTGGTAAGTAAAAATGATTAATAGATTTAGTACTGGTAAAGTTAAGAACAGAAATAAAACAGCTAACGGAGGAGACAATGATGGTAAAGATGTGCCTCCAGCACAAGCTGAGAGGAGTAGTGTTTTAGGCGCAGCGAGTCAACTGTCGGAGGAACAAATGGAAGTTGACACTCTTGAAACAGTTGGACTAGAAGACAACCCATCAGCCGGTCCTACTGATTTTGACGAAATGTCTAGAAGTCTAGAGGAAGAAAATCTCCGGGAAGGCGCAAGAATCATTAGGGAGTCTTTCGAAGCAACAGCTGAAGATATAAGGACAGCAAGTTATTTGTTTGATTTCTATAACACTAGGGCTTCTCTTATTAATTTAGAGCAAAGCGAAAGTCTAATTTTATTAGAAAATAGTCTTTCATTAAGCAGTCTCAGGGAAGATTTTAATCAAAACATTTCTTTACTATCACACGAAAATTATAAAATAACAGCACAACCTATTGGTCCAATATTTGGACCAAGGGAAATGATATCAAATGGTCCATTTATAAATCCTGAACAACTTTTTTTGCTAAAAAGCAATTATATCAATAACAAAGTAAATTCTATTAAGAATAGATACTTTAACAAAAATTCTTACTCAGAAGATAATAAAAATCTTTATTTAAATTCTATAAAAGAAAACAATATTTTTAAAAAAGATTATATGAAGAATATTGAATCTTTTCTGGATAACAACAAAAGCAATTTAAAAAAAATCAATTTCGGTAATCAAGTAATTGAATACGCTGAATCTAAGAATTATTTAAATTATTTTGGAAAAGTAAGCTCCGTTATTTATAATGTTAGTAAACAAAGCCACTCGATTGACACAACTACTACACATTCAAACGGTGATTATTTAAGACTTAATAGTTTAATTGAAAGCGAGTCTACATCAAAACGATATGACAATTTAAAAAGCGTTTTTACTAATTATTTTAAATTTAGAATAGAAGACAATGATGATGTAACGTCAGGGTTGAGTTCAAATCAAAGTGAAATAATAGATTCTAACATTTTGATTAGTAAAGCTTTGTTGAATTGTTCTTTAAGTTTAAAAAACATGCATGAAGGGAGCTTTACTAATACTGAATATGATAAAGCATCTGATTTAAACTATGAAATTTATGATTCTTTATTAAATAACAATTCTTTAAACAGGATGTCAATATTGCCTTATGCATATCATTATGATGTCTTGAACAATACCGGCGAATACAAATTGAACTTTACTAATCCATCTTATACAAACGAAAAATCAGCTGGCACGTTAATGAATGAAGAGAATAGCATTGATTTTAATGAAGACTCAATTTATAATTTATCAGATGTATATGATAATGATAAAATTCATAAAGACCACTTTACAAGTATTAGTATGCTTCAAAGATCAAATAATATGTCTAACACAGACTTTTACTCTTTTTACTTAGACAACGAAGAAATTGGCATTTTTGAATTCGATCTATTAAATAATAATCATGGTTTTAGTTTCCAGCCCATTTTGGAAGGGTTTGAGATTAGCGATTTTCTAATATCACACAATGAATTTGAAGAAAAATATGATATTACAGTTGATGACTATCTTTGTCAAAGAAATAATTTATTAGATGTAGATGCAATAATTTTTAATCGTACTAATAAGTTACAATTAATTTATGTAGACAACGAAAGTCAAATCAGAGATACAGATGATAGTGATTCTAATAGAATCAAATATCTTTCTTCACCCACGTTTAATTTGTTTAGCATACATGACTCAGGGCCTGGGAATTCACATATAAACTCTATTGAGTGGGATATGAGTTTCAATGAAAGTTTTGGTTGGCCACATCAACCTATTCACAACTCAGTGTCATGGGGTAGTCCTTACAGAAGTACTTTTTTTAGAAGAACAAGGGCGCTAGCAACACGTGAGGGTGTGATTCAAGCATCGAGAGTGTCAAGAGAAATACCTATTGACTTTTTAAGAATAAAAACAAAGGAATTTAGCGAGTTAAGTCCTGATAGACTTCTTTACGCGTACACTGACATTTTTAATCAAGTCGAAAGTCAAATAGACAATGTTTTTAATGGTGTATTTGGCAATTTGTCCAGCTTTATTGATAGAGTGTGGACAATAAGTTCAGAAGGTAATGTTGATACAGAACATAATACGATTCAAGTGTCTAGCAGCCAATATCTTAGAAGCATAGATTTTAGAAAAGTTAGAATGGGTGCGGGAGAGAGATTTGTACAAGTAGGTGTAGAAAAGCCTGCGATAGTAGAAGAAGAAAAAATACCAAGTATTCTAGATAAAAAATTCTACCCGTTTGTTATGGTTGAAAATACAAATAAACTTTATGATTACAACTCTGACGTTTTAAAGGAAAAGTTCCTTAAAGATGAAGGTGAAGAAATTACAACCGAAGAAGAAGAATTTTATAAAAGAGTTTCTTTAACTTCTTCTTCAAGAACGTCTTATAAGAAAGATAGTGAAAAAAATACTTTTAAGACATTTAATACAAAATCTAGCTGGGGTCTTGGCAAAAATGGCTGGGTAAAGAGTTCGTTTGAAATAAAACGTAATCTTTTTAAATTAAAAGAAAAAAAGCTTGAAGAAAATCAATTTTTTAATTTTTTGAAATCTGTAAGTTTGAAATCAAATGCTGTTGTTGTAAAGGAAGGATCAAACGCATTTAGCTTTTTACATTCAAATGATGAAGTTTCAAAGATGTTTAGTTTAGAAGAAAGCCCTTTCCTCTACAAGAAAAACAATTCTTTTATTGATATAAACAATTACAAATCAAATTATAGCAAAGAAATTATAAATATTAACAATGCACTAAATCTATTAAGCAGCGCTGATATTGAAGGTATTAGCTCATTTTCTGACAAGGATTCTTTGAACAGCTTTTTAGATTTATATTATACAAATAGTTATTTAAAGAATAGCAGTAGCTTAATATACAAGTTCTTTTATGACATAAATAAAACTTTAAAAAAATATACAAATGAATACGTTAAAGATAATAAGAATAAAATTGGTTTTGAAAAACTTGTTGCTGATTCCCTGACCTCAGACAATGAAGCACTTAAATATTTTATATATTCAACGATAGAAATTAAACATAAAGGTATTGAATATAAAAATAGAACTTCAAACCCTGGAAGTTTTTTTAAAAATATTGACAAAGAGTCAGCCGGGTTATATAACAGCTATTTAACTTCAGTTTTTAGTTATGAAAATGTTAAAAAACAAAATACATTTACATTAAGGACGATAGACAGTAGTTTTCTTACAGGAGTATCAATAAGTGATATTAGAGGGAACTCGATTCAAACTGGAGTTAGTGAAGGAAGCGAAATGGGATTTGTTGAAATAAGTGGAGGAAAAATAAGAAACTATCTCTTTCCTCATTCAGCTCACACTACTAAACTGTCAACTGGACACTTAAATATTCTTAGTGAAGTTAAGGATGAGGGCGAACTTAGAATATCTGGTTTCAAAAAAGATTTGGGTTTGTTTTTCACCTTAAACACGTATAATTACGATGCGTATCTGCATAAAGGCAACAATAAAAATATAGATAATAAATCTCTTTTTTCAAAAGAAAATATTCAAAACAGCAGTTTGAACGCAAATATTTCTTATATAGTGCTACCGGTTAACCCTAAAGAAGGATATACTGTTGATTACTTCCAGGAACCGCATCAAGAGCTAGATCAGGCTCTTCCTGATCGTAAAATTAAAGATTTTGTGCTGAATGTGGGTTTTAGCGACGCAGAAGTTGACAAAGATTTAACAGCTGGAGATGTTTACGATAGAATTTCAAATAATCTATTTTATGAAAAATTGAATACAGTAACGTTTAACAAAGATTTAACTTATGAATTAATGTTAGAAGAAAATACATTTACAAACAATTTGTCAAATATTATACTTAGTTTTGTTACTTATATGTTTGGTGTAGAAGAGTTAGAAAGTCAATCAACTCTTGAATTACTTAATTCTAATGAAGAAGAAATAAAGACGCTATCAAATATTTGCAGAGAATTTATTAAAATGTATGTATTTGAGTACGAAAGAATTTCTACTTTATCTTTGCATAGAAGTATTGAGCTTGAAGTTCAAGTTAGTAATAATGATGATGATGAATTGTATAATTTCTGGGATGACAACATAAAAAACATGATTGAAGCTTCATACGCTAAAATATTAAATAAAATTGATAGAAACGATATTGATTATGACATAGATAGCGAAAAAAATAAATTTGAAGATGAGCGTCCTGCAGATGATCAGTATCACAAAAGTAAACAATCGACTGATAATTTTAATATAGTAAATCTTTTAAACAAGTCAGATTATCTTGAGTCAGTTAGTTTTGATTTGATATTTGCTTATTTATCTAATTTTGAGGATAATAAAAATATGTTGTTATCACAAAGCGAAAGTAGATTTAATGTAACTCAAAAAATATCTAGTATGAGTAATGATATTAATGATATTGAAAATATTAATTTTACTAATATTGCTTCAAACAAATATAAGATTTGCAAAATTTCAAAATTAATGCAAAATGAAAAATTCTATAGTCTATTAAAAGAAGAAAATATTAATTCTTCAAGCTTTATTAGAGGAGATTTGGATTTTAAAAGCTTAGATATTTTTAAATCAGACGTTAAACGTGAAGAAGACAAGCGTAATTTAGCTGAAATTGGTTTGGAAACATTTTTGTTAGATGACGGTTTGCAAGAAAACTTTAACAAGATAGATATTTTAAGATTTGGAATCCCTTATAATTTGGCTAATAGTCTAGGTAACGATAAAATAATGTCTATAATGGTATATCCAGTAAACCACAAGTACCCAGAAATAGAGTTTGAACCTTTTGAGTTTTTATATACACCTGTTTTAACAGACATTACAGAACATTATAATAATACAACAAGTATTGCAAGTTTAAACGACTATCTTGGTGTGTATGATATTTTCAACCAAGACTTTTCAAAAAAGTATAAGATTCTTAATACAAATGGATTGATTAATGTTGTATTAAACATGCTTACAAACATTTCTAATAAAAGACAAGTAATGGGATTTGATGATACGTTATCACCTGATGTATGGAATTCTGATAGGATTATTATAGCTAGAAAGTTATCTAATAGTATAAAATATTTAAACGAGTCTTATAATTCTGTTTTTGATGATGCTAAAATTAACAAATTAAACATTGATTTTGATAATATTATTTCTTTGAAAACTAAAGCTGAATTTGACAAAATAGATCTGGACAATTATAAGAAGATATTTAGCGAAAATAAAAGTATAGTTGAAGAATACTTTGTTGAAGAAGACGGGTATATTAGTATTGAGGACAAGAAAGAACAAGTGACAAATAATATTCATTCAATTGAATTTTTTAATAAAATTGATAATGATATTTCAAATGTGAAATTTCTAAAGAGTTTAGCTACGGATGCTTTTTTCGACATATTTTCAGTTAGGATTTCAAAAGAAGCGTTAAGAGAGAAAATTATAACTGATTTGTCTGATTCTATGAAAAGACATATTTTACAAGATAAAGATGATTTTAGCAATAGTTATTCATATACAATACAGACAAAAGTTTATTAAAGAGTTGTTATGGAAAATATAGTAGATTCAATTATTTCAATAAGTACAAACAAGACAGAAGAAAGAAGCGTTGTTTCTTCTTTTATTTATAACAAGTATTCCAATAGTGAAACTACTAATGAAGACAGTCTTATTACAAACAATTTAAAAAGCAATAAAAATGACATTAAAAACAAGTTTATAAGACTTGAGCTTTCCAAAGAAATGTTAGATTTAGATTTAGATTTAGATGAATTTACATTAAACGTACCTGAGCTTTATAATATTGCAAAAATTTTTAGTTTAGATTCAGCAGATCTTTTGTATTTTAACAGGCAGATTAATTATAACAACAAAAGAGACTATCATATTTTTTCTTTAGACGAAACTAGCGTTAGAAATGCTATATCATATTTGGCAGCTGACGAAGAAATATCAAACCTTGATACAAACAAGATAAGAAAAACTTCAGTAAGTGCTGCTAAGATTTCTATACTAAAGGATGAAGATTTAAATTTAAATTTATTAAATAACAATAACATTTTTAGTAATAATGATATTTTTTTAGAAAATAGTTTAATTAACAATGTAGAAAGTCAAGTTAGTCAATCTAATCAAGTTAAAAATGGATTTATGTTTAACACATTTAAGCCTATTAAGAAGTTTGTAAATTCTGAGGGTTTTTTGACATTTGCAGAAAAAAATGGTGTAAGGTGTGGTTTTCTTCTTGAAAAATTTAAATTAGTAGATGGTGATTATATAAGAGTTTCTTCAAGGTTTTTTACTAAAAAGAAGTCTGAAAGAAATTTAGAGAATTTGCCTAATATGATTGAAGACGAAGCTGTTCAATACGGGAGAACTTATAAATATATTATAAGCGATGTTTATTTATATGCGTATCCTGATGTTACAAATAGATTTGTTTTAAACTATTATCTATTATGTGATAATCCTTGTATGACAAAAGATATTGAATGTAGAGAAAACGAAAAACCGCCGCCACCTTTAAATATTAAATTTATGTATAACCAAGATCAACGCCAGCTTGAAATAAATTGGCAAGAACCAAGAAACTATCAGTATGATGCAAAAGGTTACCAAATACTAAAAAGACAAAGTGTAAGTGAACCCTTTACAGTTATTAAGCAACTTGAAGGTCATTATAGATACGATGATTATAAGTTTAGAGAAATAGTAGACGCAGACTCAAAAGTTTTTTCAGAAGGCGTTATTCCTTATAGTTGTATTGATAAAACTTATGAGCCGGGTAGAATTACTATTTATACTATTAGAACTATTGATGCACACGGTCACATATCAGACTATTCTGAACAGTTGGCTATTCTTTATGACCCTTTTGAAGAAGAATTAATTGTTGATTTAGTATCAACTAAAGGCGCAAAAAGAGATTATCCGAATTCAAAAATAAAAAAGAAAAGCATATTTTTCAAAAACAAAGTAGATATTGTTGATAATCTACCTATTGTTAAAAATCCAAGTAAAATATCTTTATACATAACGCCAGAGTTCGGCGGTTACTCTAAATCGTTAAACAGCAATATAAAATTAATTGATGAAAATTACCAGTTTTCAATAACAAAATTAAACAGTATGACAATTCATAAAGAAAAATTTAAGATTACAAATTTTAATTTATCTTAAGAGTTATTAAAATATAAGAATATGTACTATTAAAGTAAATATAATATTTAGGAGACTTCAAATGGGATTTTTAAATCACTCAACTAACAATATAATAGTTGATGCAGTTTTAACTGAAAAGGGTCGTGAAATACTTGCAAGAAATGACGGTTCTTTTGACATACAAAACTTTAGACTAGGCGACGATGAAATTGATTATTCAATTTTAGAACAGTATGGCATTGTAATTGGAAAAGAAAAAATTGAAAAAAACACGCCTATTTTTGAAGCAATTACAGATGAAAAGCTAGCTTTGAAATATCCTCTACGCACATTGCAAACAAATAATACTGAGGATGTATTTGCTTTCCCTTATCTAGTTTTAGATAGCACAATTTCAACTCCGGTGAACTTGTCAGCAAACATATCTTCTAGAAAACAAGTAGACAAAACAATATTAGTAAAGACTTTTTTAGATCAAGATGAAGGGTTTGTATTGAAAGATGAGTCTTTAATTGATTCATCTTTTACAATAACAGTTTTTGACAAGCTCGTAAAACTTAGAGGAGCTACATCAAAAGTAGTTAAAAAAGATACAGCTTACTACACAATTGCTAGTAGCGCTATAAATGACGACTTTACTGGACAAAGGTCTTGCAAGTTTTCTATTACATCACAGGGTGTTGTTGATACTGCAACATTTAAGTATTTCTCTACAAAGAGCAACAATTCTGTGATCAAGACACAGATAAAAATTATAGGTAATAATACAAATTCTTCGTTATTAATACCTGTTACTATTAATAATAATATTATTTCTTAATAAAGGATAAAAAATGTCATTTTATGGATTTAACGACGAAGACAAAGTTAATAAAAAGTCTCAAATAAGACAATTAGTTGATATTTTAGCAATTGACATTGCGGGAAAAGATTCTAGTGATGTTAGTACAAATACAAGAAAAAAATATGAAGTATTTGTAACAGGATCTACTGACGCAGTTAAAAGTGGTCTTTTTCAAACAATATTTGATCAAGATCACACGCTTCAAACTTCAAATGAAATGCTAGACTTAGCTATTGGTTCATATGCTAAATACAACGCAGGCACTTCAACAATTGATCCTACTTATAACATAATGTTTAGAGATCACGGGAACACGCCAGTAACAGCAATTACTTCATCTGTTGACGCTAGTAATAAGCCTATTTTTTCTTCTACCACCTTGATGATGAGAGAAAAAATAAATATGTATAAACAATATGCTCAAATCTTGCTAGGTGATGCTAACACATACTTTACAGCGCCATATGATGATGATGTTACAAATGATGATAGTACTAGAATAAATCACGCTTTGTTTATAAACGTTAAGAGACTTTTTACAAGAGACTCTCTTGATAAAGAAAAGTTTTCTATGAAAATTGGAAAATATGCAGGAGATGGTACAACTTCTTCAGACGAAAAAGCTTTGACAGCTGTTTCAACGACATTAAGTTTATTATCTGATACTGGTGCTAAGTCTAGTTTAACTGTGACACCTAGAGGCGCTAGTGTAGGAACAATAGTAGATAGTACAAATGCAGCTGTAGGTTTGATATTTTACGAATATGGTATTGTAGTTTTAAATGCTGAATTGGTTTTTGATCCAGGACAAGACTTAACTGGCGTAATATCTTCTGTAAATGGAGATGGAGGAACATTAACAATAGCAGCTGGTGGTTCTAAATCTTTTATTCCAGATATTTGGGTATCTGGCTCTATAGATGATGTGTTAGATCATGTTTCTTCAACAAGATTTGGAAGAGCTAATACTTCTGCAATTGGTTTGATAAATAAGACAACAATAAATTCTACAATTTACTTTTGTAGAATACCGCCTAATGAAGCTAATTTTTCTACTAATCCAACGTATACAGATGCAAGTGGCAGTTTGAGATGTATTGAAGAAAAAGGTGATGATCCTTTCTCCTACGTAACGACAGTTGGTCTTTATGACGCACCCGGTAATTTATTAGCAGTCGCAAAAACTTCAAGACCAATTGAAAAAAATCCAGAAGTTGATCTATCTATTAGTGTTAGAATTGATTATTAAAAGAAGGTTTATATGTCGTTTAAGTTAATAGAAAATGACATGATTGTTAAAAACAATATTATACTTGAACCTCGTATAAATTTTGTTTATGCATCAGATTTATGTGAAGATTTTAAAAGTCTAGATGTTAAAACTCCTGGCATATATGGCGAAGTTAATCTACTCAATACTGTTAATTCTTATAATGGGTCAAATGAACTCGGGACAAGAGTTTATAATACAGAATATAATACTGGATATTTAGCAAGAAATGACAACTTAAGTCTAGTTGAAATATTATCTGGCGCTAGATTATCTGCAAATGGCAGTGAAGATGATTTTAAAAGGGAACTGAGCGAATATGGAATTAGCTTTGATTCAAGATATGAACACAAATTTGGTGTAGAAAAAATAAAACAAAAGTTTACTATTGATGATGAAGGCTTTTACAAGAAGAAAGCTGTAAAAAATCTGTATAGATTTTACAATGAAAATCTTGAACATAGACAATTTAATTCTTATTGGGGCTTTTCAAATTATAATACAATTAACTTTTTTGATATTGACAGTAATTTAAATAGTAAAATTGTTAACAATAAAACTCATTCAAATTGTTTAGCATATCCAAACTTAAAAAATTCTACAGGAATGCCAGCTTATGATTTTTCTGCAGATGATTTGACTTTTTCCTTTTATATTAATCAGAGACGAAAAAACAAAAAAGGTTACCAGTTTAATCCAGGTTGTATATTGTCTATACCTAAATTAATATCTATATTTGTTGTAAAAGGTTCGCAAACAGATATAAACGGATTAACAGAATGTTATAGAATTTATGTTGAGTTAGGAGATAAAACTCTAACTGATACAAATACAAAATTATTGTCATTAGACTTTAGTAATAGTGATAAACAGTTAATTGGTGAAGATTCGTTTTTAAGTTCTGATAATGTTTTAAAGTTTAATAATTGGCACAATATAACTATTACTCTTGCAAAAAAAATATCTACTGACAATAAGTACTCTTTAAAATTATATAATGACGGAATTTTAATAAATAATGTTCAAGTAGAGATTGATAAGACTCTTTTAAATGAAGAAAACAGTTTTATTTGTATAGGGAATAAATTTAATGATATTGATGGTACAAACTTATCTAAATATGTAACAGAGCTTTACTCAATCAATAAAGATTTAGCAGATGATATTATTGGACCATATTCAACAAAATCAATATCGTTTGGAAGTCATAATGTACCTTTCATTACAAACGTTAATTCTAATTTTACGCCTAAATTGACAGATATGTTATATGAAGATACTAATTCCCCTTACGTTGTGAAAGATATTACTAGTCATGCATTAAGTGCAGAAATTCATGATATAAGGATATACAAAGAAAACATAGGAAGTTTAATAAAATCAAGTATCTGTAATCAGAATATAACAAACTTTACAGATGAAAAGCTTATTTTTTCTGTTCCTGTTTATTACTATGACGCACCTATTAAAAAGTTAGGACTAGTAAATATACACGCAGCAAACGATGAAATTATAAGGTCAAATATTTTAATAGATGGTCCAGTAAACAGCTATTTTTCAAACAAGTGTTTAGGACATGAAGTTTCTGTTGAAAACTTTTTATATGAATTTAAACAAAAAATATCACCTAACGTAATATTTGGAGCAAGTCTTAAGGAAGATAATCTGCACAAATCTTTATCACTCGTATATAAACAAGAAACCTTGTCAGACTATTCGAGCAAAATATGTCAAAGTGCTGCTGAAGGCGTAGACTTGTTAGATTTTTACTTTAAAAAATTAAAATCTTCTGACTTGAAGCCAGAAGAGATTGAAATTGCAAGAAAAAATCACTTTTATTATAGAAATAATTTAATTCTTCCAAACGACAATGGTTTGCAAGAACAAATATATGATATCACTGGGTATTACGATAACTATGACGGTTTTTCACATATAACTTATAATAAAGAAACAGACTATCAAAATGTAAATTTGGAAAAAGTTCATAGCGAAAACATAGCTATGAGAATTACAAATGATTTTGTTTCATCAATTTCAAATAATGACTTAATAAATTATACTTCAATAAGTGGAGTATTGAAGTCTATTGAAAATAGAGAAAACTTTTTGATTACCATCCCAATACAGACATACCCTTTTATTGCTCATTTGCCTTTTAAAGAATCTTATGATTTATTTGAAAATGCTTCTTTAAACAATTTTCATAAGGGTTTAGCTTTAGATAATAATGACAATAATATGATTGGTTTGCGAAGAAGGCCTCCTGGCACAAAAATAGAATCAGGATCTAATTTTTTCTTAAAAGATTTATCAAATCCAGTTGGAAGAAAGATAAACGATGACTTTAGAATAAGTGGAATTGCTAATACTCAAGCTGCTATAGCGAGTAAAGCAATTGATATTAATCTTGCTAATCCTGATAATGTTGGTTATTTCTCTTATGAGTTGCCTTATTATAATATAACAAAAGATATGGGTGAAACATATTCAAATATATTGTGTATATCAAATAAACTTTTTAAGAAGAATATAGTAAGAGATACATTTAGTATTTTTGATAGTTCTCTTGCAGGAAGTGGCGGCAATTTAAAAATCAAATTATCAGATAATGGGCTGGGTTTATTATATAGGAACGATTGTTTAACAAAGGTTGCTGATTGGAATTACGCTGGGCATATTTTTTATAAAGAAGGTTTTGTTTCTATACTGCATCCTGGTTTGGAAAATTTTTCTAAATCAAATTATAAGCTAGATTTTAAAATAAATACAAGTTTAAATGTTTATGAGTTAAATTTACCAGCGAAAG